AACTCATGGCACACCTACCTCTTGATGTGCAACTGTTTGACAAACTTACAGTCGCGGCAGACAAGTTGAACATTCTCTCACTACCAACCGTCAAGGTTGACGAGAACAAGAATGCAACATTCCAGCGAGGTCACCTATGGAGAGTCGTTGGTAGCGGGTTCGTTAATCCAGCAACAGGAGCAAGCGGTCACGACCAACCATTCGTGAAGGTAACACAAGAGCAGAAAGGCTCAGTGTATCACGCTATGCAGTCTTTCACCGGAGCACTTACACACAAACCGGAGTGGACAAGCGCTGATGGTAAGCAGAAGATGGCGGGTAATTCCCTGTCTATTGACGGCACTACCAAGAAACTACAGCAGACCAACAACCTATTCATGGGTATCTGTAACAGCGCTTACGAAGCATACATGGAAGCGACAGGTGCAACTGAAATCGGCGAAGCAGACCTACCAAAGGTCGCGCAGTTCATTCAAGAGAACACCGTCTATGATGACAAGGGTAACATCATCTCGTCACCATTGAAGGTCGGTCTTGGCAAGAACCAAATGAAAGCACTACACGAAATCCCAACAGTGGAGGAAACATTACTCCTCGCTTGAGGGGTAAAACAAAGGAGAGCGGGTGGGGGGCTTCGCGGCCCCTCGCCTCAACTCACAAGGAGAGATAACTATGGAAACAGAATTAGAGACTATGAGAACGGATAAAGGAACGGAACCAAACAGGAACAGTGGCGGCACATCAAACACAACGAATATGTTTGATGTGTGTGACAAAGCATTCATCGCTTTGGGTGCGCAATTTCCTACAGGGAAATACAAAACCCACGATGGAACTGTGTGGTTCACAGTGGAATATATTTGTGTAACTAAGCCGCAAAAGGTGGAGTTGGTATGGACATTCTTCGCGAAGAATAACAAAGATATGGCATACTTGGTGGTGGACGAATGAGTTACGATTATATTGATAACGATACACACAAAGCACCTCAGCCACACGAATTAGTGGAGAGGCGAAGACTCAAGTGGTTCCCCGCGGAATCACAACAACTCATCAAGGAAGTGAAGAGTGGTATGTCTGTTGAAGAGATGGCGGAAAAGCATGGGCGCAGTGTAGCGTCCATCAAATCAAGGCTGTACAGATTAGACCGCGAAGGTTCTATTGAATGGGTAACACGCCGTAACAAAGCACCATCCGAACGAGCGACCCAACCATACACAACACCAACACCAACACCGGGCATCAACATCATGCACGAGGTAACAAAACTCGTCACCCTCAATAGGGTGGTAAAGGATTTCCTCAACGGTGACGCTACCCTTGACGACCTCAAGGAGGCGAGCGAATGAACATGAATACAGATGGAGTGAAACTACCCAACGGCGAGTGTCCGTGTGACGGTGGGGAATGTTCCGGCGCGTTCGGTTGGGTATGGAAGACGAGCGACCTCGGTCACTCAAACCACAGGGGTAAGATGTGGGCAACAATTTGTCCTTCGTGGAACAAGACCGAGATGGCGTGGAATACTGAGACAGGCGAGTTTGCTAAGCAGCGCGTTGAGCCTGCGCCACCACCGGGAATTGAGGGTGACTTCAACAGGTACCGCCAATACAATTGGGACAACATAGCGCAGTCAAAGATGGATTCAAAGATGAACAACGCACAAGAGCATGGTAAAGGCGCTGACGAAGGCACACACATAGACCACAAGGAGGTGCAGTGAATGAGTAACATACTACCACCAATCGCTCCTTCTGATGACGACCAACCCAAAGACTACGGGCAATTCACCATCGGGCAAGTTCCCGCGCAGGGCATTGAAGTTGGGTTTGATAGCGGTACTAACCAATGGTGGTATCGCATAGAGACACCTATACTACGGCGCGTCATTGATTTGTTAGGTTGCCTTGTTGACGAGGCAGCCTTTTACTTCACAGATGTTGGGTTCTATTGTCGCGTAGTAGACCCAAGTCATGTCGCTATGTTAGGAATACAGACACCCGGTTGTGTAGACAGCGGAGGTAACAATAAATCAGACATGGGCTACGAAGAGATGATGGGCATTGAGTTGGGTAAGTTGGCTAAGTGTATTGACAAAACCGAATCGCATATCACTATCGTAGTGGAATCAGATACAGGTAAATTGCGTATCGTGAACGACAACTGCGAGTCAATGCTTAGAGGGCTTGACAGACAGAATGTGCAAGTACCGAACATACCCGACTTTACTGGTAAGGAAATGACAACCTTTGAGATAGACAGTATCACTTGGCTTAAGTCATGCAAACGCATGGACGATGTAGCAGACCTCATCACTTTGAGAACGAGAGAGAACGGTGTGTATTGGACAACTGGGGGAGAGTCATTCTCAAGAGAGTACAAACTAACAGACACATACACAGGCGAAGAGATTGCCGCTCAATACAGCAACCAATATGTGTTGGGTCTCGCGAAGAAACAACCAATCACTAAGAAAAACCACACGACCTTCAAGGTATCATTCGGGGAAAATTACCCGCTACTCATAGAGAGCATAGACGACATGGTGAATTGGCAATACTTCCTTGCGCCACGGATTGAAGGTGATGCTTGATGGGTCAGTTCTCATGGCTTTGTGCTGACTGCGGTCAGCAAATCCTTAGCGGAGGTAGCGACTTTGAATGCTTCAAGTGCGAGGAGCAGTATTATGGCGTGGAAAGAGTAGCGCTTCTGATGCCCGAAGAGTTCGGTGGTGAGCATTTTGAAGAGGGTAACTACGAGGGCTACGGTGAGTTCGGTGGTATGGATGCTTTCGCTCTATTAGCGCGAATGAACGCACCCGAGAAATGCCTTTCTATGCTAACACCAACAGGTAGAGTCAAGACAGGTCAGTCTTTCATAGACGCTCTCATTGACTGTGACGAGAAGACTATGGGTAGCGAGAGGGGCATTGGGATATACCTTAAGGGTGAAATCAAATACCCTATCAAAATTGTCCACGCGCGTTGCGGCATTGGCAGTTACGAGTACGAAGAGGCATCGGAAGATGACCCCGAGCAAGGTTGGCAGACCAACAGGCGTGAAGAGGGTTCTCTAACTCTCTGTGATGATTGCGGGGATTGGTGATTTCATGAGTGATGACGATAGAATAATGATTATGTGGAGCGTTGAAGATGTGCTGACTGTGAGGCCCAACCTTACACGCGACCAAGCGAGAGAAGTTCTACACATGGTTAAGCGAAAGCATGATGCGAGCATAGGTGTCTGTTGGCAAACACTTGAAATACACGCGGATTGGTTATTCCCTTTGAAAGAGGTGAGCGAATGAGCGATACATCATTCCCTCGTTGTGTGAGATGCGACATTCGGAATACGCACATGAACTTTGATAATGAGGTGTGTGACGATTGTCTCACCCCATACGAAGGGAGACGCATGGAAGAGAACATGGTACTCGCTGACTTCTATGACAGGTCACGCCAAATCATCGCTGGCCTATTGGGAATCATTAGACAGGAAGTGTACCCTGCTATGAACAGGGTACCAAAGTTAGACCAATGGTTCATTGAGACAGCGGAGTTTGAAGTGGGAGACCTACGAGACGACATCGCGAAAGGTCTCACGCCGGGAAGATACAGGCCACAGGAGTTCACTCGCAAAGCGTTGGAGGCTCAAGGGCGAAAGCGCAGGGCAGATATAGTGAAGATGGTGGAAGGCATGAACGAGCATTGGATTAAAGAAAGCGGCTACCCTAACCCGACCTACAAAATCGGATGGTTTGAAGACGAGATTGGAATACCATACCCCGAAGGGTGCTACCCCATCACACGGGTAAAGGCGGAATCAACACCGTTCGTTTTGGTGGACGGTTGGATACGACCTGCGAGCGACACTGAGTCGCAAGTCATTTGGGCACAGATAGAAGAGGTGAGCGAATGAGTGAGATAGTGAGAGAGATAATAGACTGTTTATGCACAGAAGAAATGGATTGGCGGGCTATCGCTGAACACTTTGAGTTATGCCACTCTTGCGGCGGTGTGCCACAAGGGAATGTGTATGGTGATATGCCTTTCATAGAATGCGACCCTAACGATTGCGATGAAGCATTTGAACGAATGTGCGATGACTTCGTGGATGAAACAGGTAACGGTAATTCTTTCCGTTGCCTTGTAGGATGGTTGCATGATTTAATAGTAGAGCATGGCGACACAGAAGCATACCTCGCTGATTTAGACCCCGAGATTTATGAGGACATGCTCAACAGCGAGAACCCGCTTATTAGGTATTTGAACACTTGGAGTAGAGAGATATTGAACTCGTCTATCGTAGACTATTGGCGTGATGATAGGAAGCGTGATGCACAATGACTCACTTTCTGAAATGCCGCTACGAAGAGACCTACCCGGACGGTGTGCATATATACACTTTCAAAGGCGAGTGCGAGGAGACAGGCTTGTCGGTGAGCGTTGAATTGTTTGGGCCGGATTTGTTCAAGTACAATCAAGGAGAACTTATCCAAAAAGCGTTCCCTTACATTGACGCTAACCACCGTGAGTGGATGATGACTGGTCGCTTGGGGGGTATTTGAATGAGCGAGTCTAAAGACTACTACCAACCTTGTATGTGCAGAGATTGCGTGTGCCCGGATTGCGGTACGCGCTTCAAGAAAAGCACGAAGTGGAAGTTGAGTTCGGGGAACAAAATCTACAAGGGCAAGGTGTATTTGATACGCAAATGCACAGGTTGCGCGAATAACGAATCTATCATGGTAGCGTGGTGCGAATGAGTGGCGTGCCTTGTGATAATAACGGTGAGTATTGGTACTCACGCGCTTACTACCCAATCTGTTACTACTGCGGTATAGATGGGGTGGAACTCTATACTATTAGCGAAGTACATGAATGGTGCGAAGCGCACTCAAAGGAACACGGGTGCACAGCCATTAGAGTTGAACATGTTATCCATTGGGAGGCTGACGATAATGAGTAAGGTGAAATACACTCACCCGCTTCGTATCAAAAGGGTACGACACTCAGCCATGCTTGATACTATGGCGCGTATGTTAGACGAACTCGCTATGCCTTGCTCCACACATGAACTGATAGGTATGTGGCTTGACGATTGGGAGGAGCGCTGGCGTGAAGCCAAGAGGCTAAACAAAGCCATGCGTAGAGCGCCTCGCAACCAACCTACCACAGTAACAGTCGGTATGCTATTGAGCAACGACCCACGATTCTATAACACCAACGCAAGCACAACGACAGCGGACGGCACACGAACCAAACCAAGCGGCGGTTCGCAGTGGGTCTTAAAAAGCAACCACCTGTCGGTAACGCTGGTGGTTGAGTGAGCGAGATTGTCTATGGCGTGTGGGCTGCAAAGGGCGAGAGAGGGCGTGGGTACGAGACTCGGCTCTCTCTCGTCCAACACCGAGCGAAGTTATCTATTGACTTGCGTGAGTGGCGTAGCGAGATACACGACAAGCCCGGCCCGACCCGTAAGGGTTGGCGGCTAACACTTGATGAAGCGAAGGATTTGTACCGTGAGTTAGGGCGAGCGCTGGAAGACGGAGCGGCGAAGGAGAATGCCTTACGCCTAACTGGCGCTCTTGACGAGGGGGCAGGCGAATGAGATGCAGACGATGCTCTCAAAGCGGCCGTGTTCATCCACTACGCAGGTTATGTTATCCATGTTGGGGGGAAGTCAATGTCCGGCGCAACAAGGGCTGAGACTAAGCGTAAGGTAGTAGCCTTGTATGCACAGGGTCAAGACCACCTAAAGGTTAGACTGCGTGCTGTTGGTGACTACCTCAGCGTACCTCCCGAAGACACGAGTGACCTGCTCGCTCTATGCTACACACTACAACAACGAGGAATGACACGCCTGTTGCATTCTCTCTTCGCTGATTGCCTGTGGGCGTATGCGATTATAAATGACTTACCTACTGTGCGCCCTGTTCATATCAAAGACGCTACTAAGACCGTTCTCGGTATGGAGATTCGGCCTCGGCTGAAATGGCTTAACGAGCATCGTGAATTGGTGGCGTATGCACTACGCTGTGACCTTGATGACTTACAGTGGTGATGCGTGCGATGGCTTCTCTTATGGAAGCCTCACGGCTGGCTACATTACTACGGCGAGACGCCGACAAAGGGGTCAGTTCTCTCTATTCTCATATCCGTACCCTCGCGCGCGCGCGCGAGGCGAGCGAAATTGCGGACATAGCCGAGTTCCTTTACGGGCACAGGGTGATGGGTGCCGACCGGCTGATGTCCATAGTCGGTCGGTGCGTGGGTGTGTTCGGCGAAGAGTGGGACGAACTACTCTCTTCTGTAGTGCAAGCGGGCAACCCTCTCGTACCCCTGCTCGCAAGCGAGTCACCTGTGCGACCGAAGTGGCCCCTGCGATTGACTATACCCGAAGCCACCCTGCTCCTCTACGACCTGCAAAAGCGAGACGAAGAGGCTCGTGTTGTTGAGACTATATTCACACGGGTCGGGCGTGAAGAGGCTACCCTGCTATGGGCGAGGGTGCTCGGTGAGTACCCGCCCATCAGTAAGGGTAAGTTCCTTCGGTGCATAGCAAAGTGTAGTGGCTACGACCCGACAAGGATACGGGAGGCCGCACGCTTCCACGGCATCGGTGCCGTAGTCAAGAGTGCGCTGGAGGAGACGCTACCGAAGGCGCATGAACTCACAGCGGGTCAGCATTTTACCCCCGCAGTGTACAAGCGATGGGTGAAATGGCACCCCCCTTACGAGCGTACTGCATACGATTTGGTAGAAGGCGCCCGTGTTTTTGTGCATCGTAGCGCTGACGGAGAGTGGGTGTACCGCAGGTCGGGTGAGCGCTGGGCTATCCATCCACCCGTAGAAGGGCTATGCGATTGCGATGAGATAGTAGCAGAAGCAGAAGAGAGAGACGGGCGACTCGTAGTCATGGATACCCTGCACTGCACTAACAAACCTCAGTGTTGGGCACTCTCATACGCTGAAAGAACGACCAACACACGACTCATTCGCGACCATTCTCACCTGCTTTCTCTCGTGCGTAACCTGCCACGCAGTACCACACTTAGACTAATTGACGCTGACGCTGCGTACTTTGACAGCGAAGGCATGGGTGGCTACATCGCACCCGACTCACTGTTTGAAATCCCCTTACTTCTTACCCGCGTTCGCACCATAGACGGTGAGGGTGAGGTGTGTCTATCTATCATGGATGGGTTTGACGCAGAGCAAGTCGCCTGTATCAGATGCCCTCCCGACATACTACGCGTCCCTCGCCTGCAAAGTTATCTCACTTCGCGATGGGTTGATGTTGAAAATCTCGGTGTAATTCTCGTGTGTTTAGCCTTCGGGTACCACGATTCTGTACTCGTATCCCCCAAAATCGTGCGCCTTGACGGGTCACTCGGTATCAGTGACACGATTCAAAAGGGAGACCTGCTTGCGATAAGCAGTGAGTGACCACGAGTCTTTCTTTCTTGGATGGCTGGCGCGGGAGTGCCGGTTCCATTGTACTATCCATTTCACGCCGAAGGCTATGCTCGGCTACACCCCTGTTCGCAAAGCGATAGCGTCCCCGCAACTTGAACCCGATTTACAGACATGGCTCAAGAGTAAAGGCATAGAGCATCGTCATATCCATACCAAAACTGAACTGCGGCGCTTACTACATCTCCTCTCACCGGTGAGAGAGCAAGTCAAGGACAAAGAAAACATGGATAGGCTGACGAAAATGCTGGACAAACCCCTACGGGGTTTGAGCCACGAAGAACTGTTTGAGGTATTCTCGGTTTTCTAACTTCTAATCTATACATTAGAATACTATTATAGATACTTAATTAGAATCAAGAAAACCAATAAAACCAAAACTGAAAAAGTGGTTCAGTACTTAAAGCAACTACCACTAAAGACCAACTATGCCGGAAAAAGCAGAAGTTTGGAGAGAACAGTACAGGCCATCAACCATATCGGAATTAGTTGGTCTTGAGAAATTGAAGCGAGACATCAAAGGATGGATGAAGGGTAACTCTGTATCCCGTCCCACGAACTTGTCAAGGAATGCGCCTGCCGCACTCCTCTTCGCTGGGTCGCCGGGTATGGGTAAGACTACCGTGGCGGAAGTCTTAGCCCGTGAGATGTTCGGACAGAACGAAGACTTACTCGCCACCAATTTCCATGAGTTCAATGCGTCAGACGAGAGAGGGATTGATTTCATCCGTGACAATATCAAACAAGCGGCTCGCATCAATCCTATCGGGGTGTCTCGTAAAATGATATTCCTTGATGAGGCTGACGGATTAACGAAGCCTGCACAGGAAGCACTGCGCCGTACGATGGAGAAATATAGTGACAAGACTATGTTCATACTCGCAGTCAATTCAATGCCTGCCATCATCCCTGCGATACAATCTCGTTGCGTAACCTATGAGTTCGCGCCGTACACTCAAGCAGAAGTGGCTGACCTCATGGCTCGTCTCGTATCACAGGGGGCTGACATACCTCACGAGTGGACAGACTCTTACGACCTACTCCACTCAGCCACAGGTGGTGACCTACGGCAGTGCGTAGACCTACTACAATCTACCGCCAAAGAACCCGAAGCACTACACGAGAGGCTCGTTGGCCTGTCTCGTGACCTATCTAATCCCGCCCTATCGGTAGCGATGGGCGACTACGAATCACTACGCGTTGAACTAAAGCGATTGTCAGAAGGGGGGCTATCCAACTTGGAGATGCTTCGCCGCCTGCATCAGTTCGTACGCACGCTCGGCATGGACGCTGAGCAGTTCACATCATATTCCTCCGTTTGGGGAGACTTCGTAATGAAAGCAACGACTTGGCCGTTAAGTAGCGATGACTTTATTGACTACTTCGTGGCCGCTTTACAAGTCACCTCAGCGGTGGTTACACAGGAGAACTGAATAGTATGAATAGTACAGAGAGTAATGAGAATGGAATGAATTGGCCGGACGGCGTGACCGAGAGGTTGAGTTGGTGGGCGGAGAACAATAGCAAGACGCTGGTAGAAGCGTATGCTGAGTTCATCGTGTACCTACGAGAGAATCTCGGGATTGATAGCCCGGCTGATGAAGACGGAGACTTCCTTGAGGAGTCAGCGGAAACCTTCGTGGTTATTGACGCTCGTAAAATGAGTGGCGGTAACACGATTGACTTCGTTGGTTGGTTTATCGGGGTGGACAAGAAAGTAGCAGACAAGCGTGCTGGAGACAGGCAGACAGCAATCAATGCTGTGCGTCAAGACATGGGCGTTGCTATTGCGAACGGATTAGTGGCCCGTGCGTATGTTGAGAACGGACACTGGATGCTTGAGAGCAAGGACAGCGTGAGACAGACCGAAGAGAGCGCCGAAGGGGATGACCCGTGGTGGTTGGTTCGTGATGGTGCGCTGAACTTCGCTATGTTGCAGACGAATAGTGAGTGGGATTCTTTCGGGAAGCCTATACGACCGAGCATGTGGTCACGCACTTACTACTTCCTCGGTAACACAACCGAGGCTTTCAATGACAACATCGCTCTATGGGCAATACGAGTTGGCGACCCCGAAGGGCCACCATCTTTCCCGGTAGCCATCGGCGTACCTTGCAGGGTGAAAGTGAGACCTCCACGAGAGAACCAACAGACGGATATATCATTCGTGACAGCAGCAAACAAGTTCCAAACAACCATCCGATACACGGATGATTTCGTGGACGAAGCGGACAGAACCCTGCTTGCACCGGAACGCATGTGGCCTAACCACGAGATGTACTGTGACCTACCCGACTTGGGTGAGTTGTATGAAACTGGTAGCAAAATGGTTGCGGGTATCCCTAATCCTATTGGACCGCTCGTAGTAATCAAGGGTAAGGTAACCTATGTCAACCGCGAAGGTTGGGAAGACACCTATGGTGACGACCCATCGGGTATGCGTTATCCAATGAGCATATCATCGTTCAGCCTACAGCGAGAGAACCCGGACGGGCCTCGCCGCGAAGTGTCCTGTATCATGCACGGTCACCTTGTGAAGGAGAACCATGCACTTGACTACAGAGATGGTGACCGATGGTTACCTTACGCTAACAAATCAACGGTCTTCGTATTCGGCAGACTTGGGACACGACCTATCAAAGACGACAGCGGTAATGAGATTGACCGAGTACCACGCATCAACGCACTCGGCGTCTATGCTGTACCACGACTTGTGATTCCGGCTGGCGAAGGTGGCGACACATCACTTGACCAATACGGCGGTGGTTCACAATGAGCGGCGGATTCGCAGCGATGAAAGACGCAGACGATGCAGGTGAAGCGGTGGTTGATGACCTACCTACCGTTACTACAATCTCACCCGAAGCACAGAAGAGCATGTGGGACGAGTTTGAATCGGCGGCGCTTGACGACAACCACAACCACACGCTCATTCTTGCGTGGGGTGAAGAGGGTACCATGAAGACGGGGTGCGTGATGAACGCGCTGACTGAGCAAGACATCAAGGAAGGTGGGTGCATTCTCGCTGTTGATTTTGACAGCGGGGCTGCGGCCTGCCGTAGCGCACACCACCGAGACAAGTTACACAACATTCGTTGCCTCACCCCGTGGGAGATGAGTGGGGAGGGTCGTACTACATACGACTACCCTGCTACTCACGACCGAGTCATGGACATTGGACGCACTGCTATTGAGTGGGCTATCAAACAACGCAAGCCCGACTACAAAGGCTCTCAACTCAAGTGGTTCGTTGTCACTGGTCTTGACCTATGGAACGAAGTCGCTACCAACTGTATGAAAATCGCAGACTTAGGGTCAGCACCCGATGGTATCGCTGCGGCGGTGAACCCACAATCACTCGTGGGCAATCGCTGGAACTGGCAGATTCGTCACACACGCTACCACCAACTGACTGCTGTTTGCACTACACTCATGTCGCTTGGTGTCAAGGTGTACCTTGAGACGCACGAGCAAGTCGTCTTTGAGAACAACAAGGAGACACTGAACACAAAGCCTGCTTGCGAAAAGAATCTCGTGAACAAGGTACGACAAATCATCCACTACACAGCAGAAGAGGAGCGAGACGATGGCGGCAGTAAGACAGGTGTCGTCAATTACTGGGCGACTTTCACTAAGAGCGCAACCAACTTTGACCTGCAAGGACAGCGCAGGCTCGTTGGGGTAACACGACCGGACGCACCGAATGTCTTTCACGGGCTACCGGAACTCTCGGAGGGGAGTCTGTGAGCGAAGACCCGACAGCATGGAAAGAGCGACAGTACGAGCGAGACATGGGTTGCCCCCTTTGCGGTGGTGTGGATACCATCATCACTCGTAAGACGAGCGGTAGCATTCACA